AAGTTAACTCACTTGGCGTTGTTGCTACAGGAGATCTTTATTCACCATCAAATTTTTATAATCAAGACACAACAACAACAACAAATGCTGCAAATACTTGGATGTCTGCCACAAATGGACTTACACGTAGAAGTACTGCATCTAGTCTAAGATATAAAGAAAATGTCGTGGATATACGTACAATTCCAGATTTAGATCCTAGGAAATTACTTGATATACCAGTTCGAGCTTTTAAGTATAAAACAGATTATTTAGACGGAAATGATGATAGAGCAGGAGCTTTACTCCCAGGTTTTATTGCCGAAGAAGTTGCTCAAACTTATCCTATTGCGGCAGACTTAGTTGAAGGTCAAGTAGAGTCTTGGAATGATAGATACGTTGTTCCTGCGTTATTAGCTCTTGTCCAAGATCTAGAATCTAGAATTAAAACCTTGGAGAATAAATGAATAATTACGTAGTTGGTTTCAACAATGATGGAATTCTGATAACTGAGCAAGTGCAAGCAAGTGATCCAAATCAAGCAAAAGAAATAGCGCAACCGAAATACCCAGATTTACCAATAATTTTTGTAAAATGGTTAAAACCTTAGGGGGTCAAAATGGACAAAGAAACACAGTTAGACATCAATATAGTTATTGCTGCAATGAGAGAGCAAGTAGGTTTATTAGCTCTTGATAAAGCAATGTTAACAGCACGTATTGAAGATCTAGAAAAGCAACTCAAGGAAAAGGAATCGTAATTGTAAATGAATGCTACCGATTGGGCCGCTCTGGCCGTCTCAGTTACAACTTTATTGGGATCTTTGGCTATAGGGGTAAAACATTTAACAAAGCATTATTTATCTGAATTAAAGCCAAACGGTGGAAGTTCCATGAAAGATAAAGTTAATCAACTTGAAGTAAAAGTAGATTTTTTAACCGATTTAGTAAAAGAAGCATTGAGGAAATGAATGACAACTGTTGCCAAGAAAGCCACGCCTGCTGCAATTGCTGTTCTGCGCCAAGCGACGGCATTGTGGCCGAAGCGAAAGAAGCTGTCAGATGGATTATTGCCATCTGCGGCACATCTCAAGGCGAGTCCAACTTCGGACCACAACACTGGTCTAGCCGTTGATTTAACCCACGATCCTGAAAATGGAGTAGATTGCAGTGTCATTTTTGAAAAACTTAAAGAAGATGCAAGGGTTAACTATCTTATTTTCAACTCTAAAATATGGTCTAAAGCAAAATCTAAAATGGGCAATAGGCCTTATACTGGTTCTAACCCTCACAATAAGCACTTACATATTTCTATCAATGCTGATCAAGCTTCTGACACAAGTCCATGGTTTTGGTGGATAAATCAACCAAAAATTACTAATCAAATTGTTGCTAAGCTTCAAACAATTCCTAAAAAACAAGCTTATAATGATACTCCAAAATGTTCTTGTTGTCCAATTCATGGAAAGCAAGGAAAGGCAAAATAAATGGAAACACTTAAGCAAGTATCACTAACTTGGTTCAGAGCAGCTGCATCTGCAGCAATTGCTTTGTATCTTGCAGGAGAAACAAATATCAAAACGCTTGGAATGGCAGCTTTAGCTGGTTTTCTTGGACCAGTATTAAAGTGGTTAGATCCATCAGCGCCTGAATTCGGAAGATCTAAGTACTAATGACTACTCGGGGGCTTAAAACAGATCTTGAAGATCTTCTTAAAAAACCAGAAAGAAAATGTAATATTGCTGTTGCATTAGAATCTGTAAGCAAAGAAGAACGAGAAATTCTGCAAAAACTTCTAGATTCACCTGTATCACCAACTCGTCTTGCAGCTGTACTTAAATCTCATGGACATGCAGCAAGTCACTCGACCGTTTATAAACATCGAAATAAAGTTTGTATCTGTATAACATGACATTATCTGATGATCTTAAGGGCTTGGAACAGGAAGCTGATCCGACAATTGCAGAACTCCGTCAAGCGTTGGCAAGAACGCAAAAGCAATTGGCTAAAGCAAAAGAGCGTACCGATGAATTGGTGTCAGCAACAATTCAAGCATGTAAAGACGCTACCTTAGCTTTAGGTCCAATCCCTCCTATTGAAGATCCAAAAGTAGATAAAAGACGCCGTAGAGTTGAAGTTGCCTTATGGCATTTGACTGACTGGCAAGGTAGCAAAGTTACTCCTAGTTATAACTCTGAAATAATGAAAAAAAGAGTTATGGACTTTGTTACAAAAGCTGCAAAAATCACTGAAATCCAAAGACAAGATCATCCAGTCAATGATGTTGTTATATGCTTTGGCGGTGACATGGTTGAAGGATTGTTTAACTATCCTGCTCAATTATGGGAAATTGACTCAAGTTTATATGACCAATACATAACTGTTAGTCGTCTAATTGTAGACGTGATCCGTCAAGCCTTATCTGTATATGAAAAAGTTTCTGTTGTTGCAGAATGGGGAAACCACGGACGAATTGGATCTAAACGAGACAATGTTCCAAAATCCGATAACATAGATCGTATGTGCTATGAATTAGCGCGACAAATCCTTACATCTGATGCTGCAATTGCAAAAAGATTAAATTGGAATCCACTTCACGGCACTGAAGATATTCAGCAAATTGAAATCGGCAAATATAAAGCACTTTTAATGCATGGAGATGAAGTTGGCAGATCAGGTTTTGCATCTCCTTCTGCATGGCAAGCCGCAGGAAATCGCTGGAAAGCCGGAGCTTATGATTGGGACTTTCAAGACATTTATTTAGGTCACTATCATCGACATGCTCAAGAACCACTTTCTGATGGTTTAGGTTCTGTTTATTGGACAGGATCTACAGAATCAGATAATCGATATGCAAGAGATTCAATGGCAGCCTCAGGAGTGCCAAGTCAAAGACTTCATTTTATAGATCCAGACCGCGGTCGCGTTACTGCTGCATATCAAGTTTGGTTAGACTAATGCATAGATCTAAGATCTTACAAGATGCAGAATATTTAATAAATAACGACAGAGAAAAAGACTACGGACATCCTAAAATCAATCATGGACGGATAGCAGATCTTTGGTCAGTTGTTTTAGAACGCAAAATAGAACCTCATGAAGTTGCTTTATGCATGGCTTTGGTTAAAGTAAGTCGATTAGTCCAAACATCAGATCACGAAGACTCTTATGTGGACGCAGCGGCTTATCTTGCCATTGCCGGAGAACTAGCGACAGAGGAGGATAAATGACAACACTAATTGCGTATCAGAATGAAAACTTCTGTCTTATTGCAGCCGATAGTCAAACAACTGGATATGATCTTGCAGGTGATTGTTCTCCTATGGGCAAAATTGCTCAAAATGGAAAATATTTGGTTTCTGCAGCAGGTTTGGTACGTGGAATGAACATTATTCAGCATGCGTTCATACCACCAAATCCTCCAAAAACTAATCTTGATAAATTTATGATAAGAAGTTTTGTTCCGGCTTTGCGCAAATGTTTCATGGACTCAGGTTATGACATACGCACAGAAGGAATGTCGGCATCTCATGACAACGATTTTATTGTTGCTGCCAATGGAACTCTTTACTTCATAGACTCAGCTTATGGAGTAGAGCGTATTTCAGATTCCTTGTATTGCACAGGAACTGGAATGAAACTTGCTTTAGGAGCGGCTTACGCATTAGGCATTGCCGAATGTGAAGATTATGAAGAAGCAATGGGAATTCTAGAACATGCTGTCCAGACAGCAATTAAGTTTGATATAAATTCTGGTGGAAAGATCCAAATTGCTCTTCAAACAAAAGATGGAAAATCACATATTGCATATTTTGATTAACCAAATAAAAAAACCCCCTCCTTGCGGAGGGGGCCATTTTTTTTATCTTAAACTAGAGCCATAACTCGTTCTGTCAATGACTGACCTTGATTCAATAAGAACTTTTCAGCACGAACTGAATCATCCTTGCTACGAACTGTGTGAGCCCACTGATCAAACTCTGTGAAAGCATTAACTACGCCCCACGCAGTTCCTTTGATATTTTCTTGTGTTGGACCATTCCAGATGTTTAGCAAAGTATTGCGGCGATCTTGGACAGACTCAATTTGACGAGTTGTCATGTTGTCCTCATCAACTGGAAGAAGATCTTTGACGATTGTCCAGAAGTCAGAGTTTGCCATAGGCTTTGCAAGAAGTTCTTCAGCGCGTAGTGAGAATTCTTCAGTTGCTTTAAGAGTTACATTGAGAGTTTGGCGAACATCTTCAATGCGAACATCCATGCGTGAAGTATGGCGGAATGAGATAGATGAAGTCTTTGTCCAACGTGTCATTCCATTAGTGCAGATAAGACGAAGTTGCATCAATTCGAATCTGAATGAATCAGTTCCGTCATGAGTATTAGTTGCCATCAAGTAAGTATCGACTGGATCAATTCCACCGACGTTAAGAGTGTTTGGAAGCTTTGAAGCAAGGAAGATCTTACGTCCACCACGTAGTTCACCAGCAGAAACAAAAGTTGCTCCAGCTTCGAAAGTAACTGCATCGATCATCTGAACAATGTCTTGATTCTGAACGATTGAATATGTAGGTGAAGTAATTCC